CCGCCACCACCGCCACCATAAGCTGGAGGTCCTGATCCGCCTCCTGCACCTGCCACAACCAAATACTCTACGTCGTATATAGTATTTCCTGTAACTCCTGCTGTAGAATCTTGAATATCCTGCCAACCTTTTGTTCCATCAACATACAATAAAGTTATTGCTTGATTTTGTGTGGCTAAAGTTGCGTTAGAACCACCACCATTAATTAAAGAACCATTTCTACATAATGTTACAGCTTTACAAGCTGTGTTCCAAGTTCCCCCATAATCTTTAAATGCCACAATGTCTCCAGCAGATGGTGAACTAGGTAATGTAACCGTTATTGCTCCGCCTGATGTATTTACAAAATATCCAACTTTACTAGCGGCTGTAAACGGAGAAGTCTTTGCTGTTGTACAAAATAATACAGCAGAAGCTGGATCACCAAATCCTGATTGTGTTGCCCCTGGTGCAAGATTAACTGCACCACCACATCTGCCTAATGTTACTGTTGCACCATCAACTACAATCGTTTGACCAGAACCTGAT